GATAATTGATCCGTTGCAAGTGCGATAATTGCGTATTTTGCTATTCCAGGATAAATTAAATTTTGATATATTATTTCCTTTAATGCGATCCAATGAATCCTTGTATCCCAAGTTACCAATTCATGGGCTTCATCTGTTCGTGTTACTTTTATTGTATATCCATCAGCTGATGGTAAAGTGATAGTTACTTTTCTTTTTTTAGAATCCTGAGAGCCTTTATCTGAATTGAAAATTTCTGTTGGACTATCAGAATCTGTTTCTTTTGCCGGTACAGTGTAATTTCCACAAAGTGTGTAGGGATCGCTGGAACTGGCTGATTTTAAACGACGTTCAATTTTAAAAGAAGCTGTTTTTGCTTCGTTATCGCCATCGTGATGTGTATAATAGCAACCATGTGGAGCAGATATTATAAGTTCAACAGCTTCAACTGCATCGCCATCAGTATCTTTTGTTCTGGCTTCATCCTCGTTTAAAAGTTCATTAAACGATTGCTGTTCGACTATCCGGTTAAAACCAGAAATGACAGCATCGTCATTGGTTCCCAATCTGATGTATGATACAATGTCATCGTAATATTGTATCGGTTGGTTATTAATTGTGAGATCTGTAATAGAATCGACTTCGTGTCCAGCGATAGCTATGAGCGAGTTTAAATATTCTTTTTCGCCATCTTCTGCTAAATCAGCAAATTCGTTAATAATTTGGCCAGCCATTTTATTGGTGCCGTACACTTCCTGGATAGGATTACCTTCAGTTGTGAGTTGTGATAGTCCACCCCATCCATATGTAGGCGATATTGTTGTATAATTTAAATCCGGAGCAATCATGCCGGCAAGTTGTGACATGCCCCATCCGATAACAAACATGGATGCTAAAAAAGTAGCGCCATAAATTGCAGCAGCACCCATCATTCCCGCACCGACCAACCCCATAAAACTGCCACCAACTGTCATTACGCCAGCACTAGTTGCAGCAGCTGTGGCCCAGGCAGCTATCATGCTGGAAGCAGTAACCTGTATCTTTGCAGTAACGGAAATATAGTCATTGTCTTGAACAATATGATCGGCATTGACCAAGGCGCCATTGACAGCAAAAACCAGTTCGAGATCGGCCTGAACCAATATATCTCCGATATAATAACTGATCGGCTTGTTTTCTATATATTCGGCCTTTGTTATTTTTTGTTCATAGGGCTTAAATGGATTTGGAATTATCGATATAGTGATCATACTGCCAGAATCCCTCGAATTTCATTTTCCATTGAGGTGAATCCAATCGATCAACGCACACACCAGCTTGTTTGTTGATATGAATGAATTTATTATTGCCAATATAAATACCGATATGTTGAGCCCACCCGGGATATGCCGATAATAGAACGGCACAAGGCACGACCGGTATTTTAATTTCATGCCATTCAATATTTTTATGTTGATCTATTTCATTTTGTGCTGCTTGGCATGCATACACTGATACGTTGACTGTCGGTATTGTGCAGCCATATTGTCTGTAAATTTCTACAAGCAAGCCGAAACAATCATATGTATCGGGTCCGCGCCCACCGTCTATGAATTGTTTGCCAATGAGATTGTTAAGTTCAATCATTTAAAAACTCCTAACATGCCAACTCCCGGGAATCCGCCAAATCTGGTTTGGTTTTCGAGTTCCTTGCATCGTGTAAAAGTTCTGTTGCATTCTGTCTCAGCGCCGGCATAACCGCATTCAGTTCCTTTGAATGTTTTATAACGACAATGATTTTTCAAATATCGTTGTTGCGGATATCGATAATTTAAAAGATTTTCAGTTCCAAGTGAGAAAGTAATCGTATTCATGGAATCGATGTTCGTATTAATTATTTCAAATTCTTCTTCAAGCTCAGGTGTTATATTGTCCAAATGGTCAGAATGAACAATTCGCAGTGTTGCCGTAGCCCCAACACCACCGGCATAATCATCAATAATTGGTGTTAATGTTCGTGTTATGTCGTTGACACTTAATGATACTGTTGGAACGCTGCTGTCTTTTGATTCCGTGACATCGCCCAGAGTAAAGTCAAAAGCAGTCCATGTTATGCTATTCCATGTGATGTTTGCATTATTATAAACAAGATAAAGTGTTGTTTCGCCCGGGTATGCAATTTCAAGTAACAACAGCCATACACCCGAAGATGATATTTTATTTTTTTCAAGAATGGCATCTGTTGATACTGATAACGGCATATTAAACTTCCTGTAATTTTAAGGATACATCCCAGAGATTAAAAGGTCGATAAGTGCTTTCGAGTGTATCGTCGATATAAAGAACGGTGTATTCTGTGCTTGTTAATGGGTGTGCCCAGGTAAAACTGGATCCGAGCGTTGCGATATAATGGGCTTCGAGCAATACAAGATCAGCTGAAGATAAATCATCCCACGTTAAACTAAATAGACGTTTTGTCAGTGTACTTGATGATCGAGACTGAGAATATCCAGCCTCAGATCGAGTGGTGATATGAGATTTTTGTAAAGTCTGTGTTATTCCGGATGGAGTTGCTATTGCTGGCCATGCCATTGTTTATATTCTCACTGTAAGTAAGATCGTAAGATAAAAAAATTACCTTGATACCGCGGCTTTCATATTGCTTGAGAAACCATTTCTATCAGACGACATGGCTTCTAAAATAACACCAATGACCCATTCCTCACCGTTCCATTTTGGTTCTTCGTAAGATGCTTTGGCTGATGTTCCGGTATTGTTATTAACCACAAGACTGACCGAGGGCGGGTTATTTGATCCGCTGCCGGCTTCTACACCCAAATTTCCTGATGGCATGCGTTTTAACGGCATGATAGCTTCCTGTCCGGCTTCCCCCATCAACCCAACGCCTGTGGCAAAGGGAAAGAGTGTAGGTTTGCTTATAACCTGATTTGAATAGGCTGATATGCCAGGACCCGACATGATATTACCATGGGCTGATGGAAGCCAACTGCCGATGGTCGTCATAATGCTTTTTGATGCCATTTTACCGAAAGTGTTGGCCATATCGTTGACTATACTGTTGAAAAAATTTGAAAAAGCTGATCGTAGATCATCCAGATCGCCAGTAACCACAGCTGTAAACCCACCCGAGAATGCGTTGCCCATACTTGCAGTTGTTGCGAGCCATTGTTCTTCTACCTTTTGGGCCACAGTTTTGTGGTCTTTTCCCATCCGAGCTGTGGCTGCTCTTATCCCATCAATTGCATTTTCTGATTGTTCGTATTTTGCTATTTGGTCATCTAATAATAAAACTCGTTGATATTCATCGGCCATTTCAGGATTTGTTTTTCTTAAAAGATCAGCCTGGGCTTTTATTTTGATAGCATTTAATTCAAAAAATTCATCACTCATTTTGCCGATTGTATTATACATTAATTGATATGATGCGATAGCCGGATTGATGAATTTAATATTAAGGGCTGACATTTCCTGGTCATAAAGTTTATTGATCTTGACGGGATCCATTATGCGCTGACTTATTCTATCGTTTTTTTTGCGTTTGATTTCTTTGCTTTCAAGTTCTCTTAATATCAAATCATCTTGACCGTAAGTTTGAAAAATTTTACGACGATCTGTTAATTCTTTTTTATAATTATCTGCTTTTATGGCTCTGACTTTAATATCTCTGGCACTATTAGCTTCTATGGAACTAACACCTTTGTATTTAATTTGTTGATAAGCCATTTTATATGCATCGAGAATTCTTTTTGTTTCTAAAAATACAGTTTGTTTTCCAGTGTTGGTCAATATGGCTTCATGAGCTTTTGTTATAGGTGCAATCTCTTTTGCCAATAGAGCTTCAAGTTTAAATAATTTAATGTGTTCTTTTTCTTTTTCATTTAAACTTGTTATGCGATTAATTTCATGATTGATTTCCTTTACTCTCTGATCATGCAGCCAAGTTGTGGTGTTCCCTGTTGCTTTGAACAGGCTTTCATTTTCCTTTATAATAGGTGCAATGTCTTTTTGAGTCTGCAACCATTTAGTCTGGGCCGTTGCTCGATTGACAAGATCTTTATCGGCGCCGGCTCTTTTCCATTCAGATGCAGTATCTGTTCTTTTACTTTCTTGGAATGTATCCAAGCTTTTAGGCTTTTCTCCACCTGCAAGCGCCCATGCTTTTTGAAGGGAAGTTGCTTTGATTTTGGCGTTCATCTTAGTGCCGTAAGCATTCAACTGATTAATATATCCGTTGAAAACTTTTTCCATCATACCATTGTCGTCTACCTGATTAACGTCATTCATTCGTTTTTTATATTCTTCTCGCAACAACCGTGCAGCATTCTTAATATCCATTTTAACTTTTGCAATTTGTAAACCAACAATCGGTTTGTTGAAATCGACTGCTATTTTGACCCATTTGGCTTGAAGCGTTTCATCTATTTTTTTATAACCATCTGTAAGAAATTGCATTCTTTTAGTATGCTCAGATAGAGAAAGCGTGGATGTCACTTGATCGGTTGTTTTGGTTGGTGCCCCTGTCGGTTTTACATTTGGACCATTCCATGAACCAGTTGCACCGCCTGATTGACCGGTATCGTTAGCTCCAAAAAAAATAGCTAATTTATCAAAGTCAGATGTATAATCTTTTATCTTTGAACTAAAAAGCCATCGAAAGATACCGCTTGATGCTGTTCCGGCCTGTGGATTTGAACTTTGCATCGCATTTAATGCTAAAACTTTATTCATCCTATCGAGCACTGGATTAAGGTTAGTTAAAACATTATCGAGCGTACCACTCATTTTTTCAAATGAAAGTTTACTTAACTGTTGCATTAGTCCAGTGAATTCATCTAATTTACCAACAGTCGTATCATCCAATATTTCTTTATGTTCTGCAATTTTAGCATTAAAGGCATTGGTTGCTTCTGCCGCAGTATATCCCATTTCTGTATATTCATGAAGAAGCTCAATTGATTCTTTATGCGTCATTGTGCCCGATTGCGCCATGTTGTCTGATATTTTTTCAAACTTTTGCATCGCTGTTGCTGTTAAATCAAACTCATGGCGAAGTTCTGCAAGGCCGCGCTGACTTTCGAGTGCTGGTCTTGCAAGTGTTCCGATAATCTGAGTAACTTGCTGCAAAACAAACAGTGTTGCAGCGATACCAGACATTCTGATACCGAATTTATCAAAACCAGACATGCCATCTTTTATGCCTAATTCTTTATTGGCTTTTTTATGCGTTTCAATTCTATCTTTTTCATAATTAAGTGCTTGTTTTTGATAATGATTGGATTTTCGTAGTTCACCATTTGCATCTTGTTCTATTTTTTTTCGAGTTTTTACACTTTCCACAGCGCCGTCGTAATACCCGGCTTGTCCATGAAGTTGATTTGTTGATTCTTGAGCTATTGCTTGTCGACTTTTTTCTTGACGAATAGCACCATCAATATATCCTTCTTGTTTATAAAGTTCATTTGTAGATGCTTGGTTTACCTTTAATCGTTCTTTTTCTTTTTTTAATGCTCGTTCACTTAATCCATGAGTAGCAGCAGACTCCATTGCACGTTCATATTTTTTAATAGAAGCAGCAGTTTTGTCAGCAGATTTACCAACAGCCATGAAGTCTTTTTTAGTATTTGTTAAAGCTTTTTTTTCAACTGTATCTATTTCTTTTTGAACTTTTTTTGAAGTCTTGCCAATACCGCCTATAATTTCATTAACATCACTGCGAAATTTTTTCTTAAATTGTTCGTCGTAACCAAGTGGAACTATTCCTTGTTTTCTTCCTTGTGTTTTTAATTGTTCAGCTATCAATCTATTGGCATCTATCGTGCGAGCAGTATTTTCCTTTCGAATTATTGCTTTTCTTTTTTCAGCATTAGCTGCAACTACTGCTGTATATCTTGTTTCAGCTGCTATTCTTGCTTTGCTTGCTGCATTAGAAAATCTATTTTCTTTTGCTCTTTGTGCTGTTCCTTTTTGCCATTGTTTTTGTTGTTCTTTATTAACAGCAACTGCCGATTCTTTCATTCTGGCTATATCTTTTATTCTTTGTTCTCGTTTTAAAGCTGCCGTACGTGCTCTAATTCCAGCAAGAATTTGATTGGTATTTTTTTTATCTGTTTCTCCAGCTTTTATGGTACTATTTTCAAGTTCACGTTGCGTTTTTTTAACTTCACCAGCAACGTCATTCACGCTCATCATTAAACCCTTAGTTTCTTTGAGCTTTGTATTGGCCTTGTCGTTATTTATTACAATTTCAATTATTTCTTTGGCCATACCTAAACCTCTCTGTGGTACTCAAGATAAGCTGTATCTAAAATCTGAATTCGTTGTAAAAAAAGTTGCTTTTCTTTATATCGATCAATATTAAACATAGTCATGTATGCTAAAATTTCGGTCAATGGTATTGGCCCTGCAGAAAATCCTGCATTACGGCTTGAATTTAAAATGGTGAACGCTCGATAAATAAGTGTTAGATCTTGATATAAAACAATCTGTGTATCGAGCGCTTTAACATATTCACCAGATGCCCTTAGTCGTTGCATCCATTTTAATTTATGGCCGTATTTAAGATTCCACTGCAAGGCCTGAATCAGTTTTTTTCAGAATCTTTTTTTGCTGTGACCGTTGACACCTTCACTCTTTTATCCCGAAACTTAGATTCATCAGACGCAATCTGCATAACCTTATGATAAAGTTTGTTGTATTTTGTAAGTGATTCAATTTTGTTCTCAACGGTCGGTTTGATAGCCTTACCTTTGTTATCGATAACTCCAGACCATGAAACCAAAATTGATTCTGCTATAATTTTTAAGATAACCTCTTGATATAAGTCATCATTGTGTCTTGTCAGCTCTAATTCTTCCGAATATTTCTGCTGAACCTTTTCATGATTTTCATTGCCGGCTTCAGCGATCCAGAAAATTACTTTTTCACCTTTTTGATTTAGCCCGACCGGTATTTCAATTCCATTAAGAGATTTGTCCGGATCGGACATAAAAAGTTCATCGAATGTGGACATCTGTATTTCCTTTCATTGTTAATTAATTTTTAAACAGGGGGCCTTTCGACCCCGTTTTATTTAGACCGTGAATTTACAAATTTGCATCATGCAGTCATAGGTTGAATGTCGTAGAGCTTTCCATGAAAGATTTTCAGAAACATCCTGGTTAGATCCACCAATTTTACCACCATCATCGGATTCAAATTTAATATTCGGAAAATCGATGATATATGCATTTGATAATGCATCTGTGGCGGCGTCGGCTATTTTAAAACTCAGACTCGAACCGGTACTGGCCAGGAATTTTGCATAAAGCGTTTCGTCGTTGAATAATGTATTTAGATTGCCGGTGATTTGACATTTACCAACACCGACATCGGCATTGCCCAAAGTGCCGATAGCTTTAATGGCCCGGACGTTATTCTGGAGACTGAAAGATAATTCCTGAATAAACAGTCCTGCCGCCACAGTTGTCCCGCCCTCGCGGATTTGAGCTACATTAGCGACGGCATTCATAACATCGTTTGACGGTGCGGCTGTATTATTGCCGGCGCCGTAAGATGTTTGTTTAATGTCAGTACTGGCCACGGACCCGCCCGTGAAATTGAGCGATCCTGTAACAATGGACTCTGCCGAGGCTGACATGGAAAATTCATTACAGACCTGGCCGCGATAGGCAAAGAACTGAACTGCATCAGCAAGTTGTCTCTGAAAGGTAAAACTATGTTCGGTCACGCCGTTTCTGAGTCGTGATCCTGTAATCGTTGCAACGCTTGTCTTGGTAGCAGTTGTGGAAAGTGCTTCAACAGTAATAACTTTTCCGGCTACTAAGGTAACAAAGTGGAAACCGTCGTCAGCATCGAATCCGGTGAGTTTGATCCACTGGCCGGCAACGATGTCGTGCGTAACACTTGATCCAATAGTTATGGTATTTCCGGAAGCAGCCAGGGCGATATCTGTCGTGCCGGCACCGTCGCCAGCTGTGATTGTAGTAGTGGTGGTGCCACCTACACCTATCCATGCAGCTGCCCAGAGTGCACCGGCAAGTAAATCATCGGGCGGAGCTTCATAAGATAATTCGAAATTGTAGCCGCCGTTGCTGTCTGCACCGGTCTGAACAAGGTCGGTTGTTTGACGATCGGATCTGATTTCTTCAGATTCGGTCGTCGCAACATTATGAGAAAAACTCTCACTGTTAAAACGAAGATCTGTTAAAGCTGATTCTGGTATATCACCCCAAGCAGCTTCTTTAATGTAGCTTAATTGCCCTCTATTTGCGTCAGCCATGATAACCTCCGGTGTTTATTTATTTTTTAATTATTTCATTGTTAAATTCTTACTATGAGTGAGAACAGAAAGCAACAAAAAAGTCAAGCTTTAAAGTAGCTCATCCCTATAAAATGGTGTGCTAACATTATAAACGGCCCATTGCCCTTCCATGCCGATATATTGTATTTCTGGTGTGCGACAAACTATACCATCGAATTGTTTACTTCTGTAAATAGCTGCAAGTGTGTCACAGTAGCCCCTGGCGATGTGAGAGGCTGTTCCTTTTGGAACGTATATATTGATACCAATAATGCCTAAATTCCTGTATTTAGGTGCATCGTTGTTGATATCGGGTTGAAATGATTCACCGTTTGAAACAGTAATTTCTATCCAGGCCGTGCCGGGGGTTGGCGTGTATTCCATATTTTCATATCGAATCGGGGTTGTTGTGGTCCATGCTGTTTTTAGCCGGCTTTCGATTGCTTTTATTTCAGCCAGAAAGGTCATATGCTGATCCACCTTTTGTAAAATTTTTAGTCATTGCGAATTTAGCACCCGGATTCATCAAATAATTTTGTACGGCATGTTTATAAACAAATCGTGGCCCCATGTTCATAAATCCGAGATATTCAATATTTTTGGCATGTCTGATGGAATTGCTGATTTTTATTTTGTGGTTAAATTTTACCGTTTTAAGTCTTGATAATTCTCTTAAATTTACAGTTGTTTTAATTCTGGTAATTTTAGATGGCGATGCTTTATTTTCCATGCCTGGCTGAATTTTTGAAATTCGATTATTGCGCCGGCCGATGCCGATATGATGACTGTCTACATAAGCACCGGACCAGGCTGGTGATGTCCGGACAATGCGTGTAAAGATAGATGCTGCTGCCGATTTTTTATGATCGTTAACCCGATCTTTGATATGATCAATAGCTCGATCGACCTGTTGTTCGAAGCTTAATTTATTGGCCATTATGGTTTCCTAAGTTGAAATTCCCATAGGGCGTCAGCTGGATCTGTATTAAATTCAACCACATTCCATGGAATACTGGAAAGTAAAATTATATCATCTCTTTTGGGCGTTGGTGTTAAGTTGTCAAACGGAATAATAGCCTTTATGTCATTTCTTAAAATGCTTGTGCCGTCGATTTCCTTAACTTCGTATTTCAAAAAAATAAATTCAACATCGATGTAATCCGTGTATGTATTTTTTACAATAGAGGTTTCCGGATCGAAACTTGGATTAGCATTAAATTTGCTTCGATATGTTACTGATGTTTTAACATTGCCGGCAGCGTTGAAAGCGGCTATTGCTCCATTTTTAAAAGCTTCTTTTAAACCCATGTTATTTATTCCTAATTTGAATTAGCAGCGAACTAATGTTTTGCCTTTATTTGATAATTTAACACCATAGAATTTGATTATGTTCCAGACAACTGTAGGTATCACGGATTTTCTATCTGATTTGTCGATTTTTAGTTCGAGACTGGATATTGCGATTTCCTTAAATCCAAGTGTATCCGGATCTGATGTTCGATTTTCGTCTAATAAACAAGCTGCGAATTCAGCCGTGGCTTGTTGAAGAAAATCAGGGATTGCATCGGTGTCAAGATAAACTCCGTCCGGAGTAGTCACGCCGCCTCGCGGCCATCGTAAGGCCTGGGTTGATGTCATATATGAGCCGTCCCATTCAATTAATTGATCAAGGAGCCGTGTGGCCCAGGCCAGGGCTTTGTTTTTATCTGGATCTGTATCTGCATCCCAGTTGGTTGTATATAATCGACCCTCAAAATATGTTTCAGCTTCTACCAGTGTTGAGTATGTGTTGGCGGTGGCTGATCCTGCAGTTGCAATGAGTGTTATTGCCACGATGTCACCCTTTTAATTGGTTAAGATTCGTTTAATAAATTCAGTTACTGTAGACAGAAAACTTTTACCGATCCATAATAGAATTGCAATAAAACATATATTGAAAAATATAATCCAAAAACGATGTTTTGCTAAACTTGCCGTGTCGAGGAAATTTCTTAAATTACGATGGTGCTCACGATGTTCCGCAGGGGTGATGCCGCATATTTTTTGACAATTTTCCGGGTTACATGCACATGGAAGTTGTTTTTTCATCTGTTCAACGAGTTTTTCAGCAAGAGAATCCAAGTCATGTTCTGTCATTTCGCCCCGCACAATGCTATTTTGAGACATGGTCTTTATTGACATTTTGGTTTTGGTTTGTTATTTCAGCTCTGTTTATGTGCCGATCAAACGATCATTGAACCGCCATGTGGTTTTCTGCCCGTGCGGTGTTTCAGCACCAAAGCGGGTGGCACTTTTTTTACTTGCCCTTTCTTCCACCTTTTGGATTTTTACATCCTCCGCGCCCGGTATTGCCACGCCCGCCACCTGATCCATCCTTTTTCGGTACGCCTTTTTTAGCCATTAGTTGTCTCCAATATTAATTGTTACCGGCCCAGCTTCAGCCGGGATATTTATAATAACCGGTCGTGGATTGACTTTATCAGCCGGGTTGGCTGCCGGCCATGTGTATTCAACAACGTTGCTGGCCCCGCTTTCTTGTGTCGCGTTAATTGCTGTGACCCAATGTTCATAAGTTTTTCCTGGCTCATAGCAGAGCGGGTTTAAAATAAATGTTGGGTTTTCAGACACACCAACGGGCCCATCAATATACGGTTCTTCGGCAGAATCTTTTTCCACCGAATAGACAAGGTATCCGACCAAGTCAGTTTCTGAATTAGCATCCCATGCCAGATCAACAGCATTCGCAAAAGTTGTACAGCCGACAATCAACATGCAAACTGTAATCATAAAGAATAATTTTTTCATTTTTCACCGTCCTTTTGAATTTTCCGAATCCGTTTGCGATATTTCTTTCTATTCTGTTTATCTAAATCCAGCAGTGGATTTAAGAGCAACATTTTAAAAATAAAGTCTGTTGTGTGAGGTTTTTTCATGTTTTAATATATTTTAAATTGTTAACTATGATTAATTGTTCACCTCGTAATGGCAGATCGGAGCCAGCATCAGAATCATATGTTGCTTCAATTGTCAGATATCGTTTGACCTGATAGCAGATAATGATACTGCTGCTTTGTTCTGCTGATAATATTGATAAATCGTCATCAGATAATACAATTTCAATAGATGCTGCCGGTGATGATATTCCAACTTGTTCTCGTTCGTTAACAACCGTTCCATCAGAAGTCGTTAACGTCCATTTGATTTCATTGGGGATAACTGCTGAACCGTTCTCATCTTTGAATACAACTGTAATAATCCCAGATGATTTTTCATCAAATTCTATATCTGCCATGATATCCTCTTTGAAAAAATAAAATTAAAGAGGGGATCTATTCCAGCATCCCCATTAATTATTTACGAATCACTGATGGCAAGA